ATCATCTCTATTGATGATCTTCTAATTGCACAATCATTTGTTCAACAATTAGATGAGCTTAAGAATCATTATGACGTAAGGTCAATTTATGCTACTGAGCTAGGTAAGGCTCTTGCCAAAAGATACGATCAAAACGTAGCAAAATGTATAGCTAATGCTTCCAGAGCTTCTACCACTCTTACTGGTGGATCTGGTGGTACAGTTCTTACACTTGCTAATGGTAATACTGCTTCTTCAGATGTAACAGGTGATGAGATAGCAGCAGCTATCTATGACATCGCTCAAGCGTTTGATGAAAAAGACATTCCTACAACAGATCGTTTCTGTGTACTGCCACCTGCTGAGTACTACAAATTAGCTGAGTCTGCTACAAGAACAGTTGATGTAGATTTTAACCCAGGTGGTAACGGATCTTTTGCGTCAGGTAAAGTACAAATGGTTGCAGGTATTCCTGTAATGATGAGTAACAACGTACCTCAAACAAACAAAGCTCCTGGTAACACAGCTAACACTAACGAACTAGCTGGATCTAACAACACCTATGCTGGTGATGATAGTAAAACTATCGGTCTTGTCTTCCATAAGTCTGCTGTTGGTACAGTAAAGCTAATGGATATGACAACTGAAATATCTGGTTCTGATTATGGAATCATGTATCAAGGTACTTTGATGGTTGCTAAGTATGCTCTAGGTCACGGTATTCTCCGTCCTGAGTGTGCAGCTACAATCAAGTTATCTGCTTCTTAACTACATACAGAAGAGTACTCAGCAATGGGTACTCCTTCTTTTTTTTCTTTAAGGTAAATCATGCCAAGTCATTACGATAGAGATTCTCTTAAAATTAAGAAATCCAAAGGTAAAAAAAAGAAAGGTTTATATGCCAACATCCATGCCAAGCGTAAAAGAATCGCTGCTGGATCTGGTGAAAAGATGAGGAAACCTGGTAGCAAAGGTGCTCCAACCGCAGCAAACTTTAAACGTGCAGCTAAGACTGCTAAGAAATAATGACAACAGCAGCCACAACAGAACTAGAAAGCGTCAACATTATGTTGGCTGCCATAGGAGAAGCACCTGTTAATACGTTGACAGGAACACTACCTGTTGATGTGCGATTAGCACAATCAACTCTTACTGAAGTAAATAAAGAAGTTCAATCTGAAGGTTGGTCTTTTAATACAGAAATAGATGTAACACAGCAAAGAACAGATGGCACAAATCATATAAATTTAGGTACTGATATTTTAAGAATTGATCCTAATATTCATCAGCACCCTACGATTGATGCAATACAAAGAGGTCTTAAGTTATATGACAGATTAAATAATACTTATATATTTGATGAGGACCTTATCTGTACAGTTGTTTACTTCAGGACTTTTGATGAGATACCAGAACCTGCAAGGAGATATATAACAATTAAAGCTGCTCGTATTTTTGTTGATAGGTTAGTAAGTGATGATGGATTAAGAACTTATACACAACAGGACGAAGTAAGAGCTAGAGCTATACTAATGGAAACAGACCTTGCTAATGGTGATCATAACTTGTTAAGGGGTGATCCTAGCCTTTCAAGTGTTTTTGATACTTACAGTCCATCTAACGCATTAATTAGATAACTATGGCAGTTATATCCAGAGCTATACCTACTTTACTAAGAGGTGTATCACAATCTTCAGATGCAACAAAACAATCTGATCATGCTGATATACAAGATAATGCTGACAGTAACCCCGTCATAGGTTTAACAAAGCGTTCTGGATTTAATTTTATTAAGACGATTAATAGTTCAGCTATGGGTGATGTTCACATACAAACTATTAATAGAGATTTAAGTGAACAATATGTAGCAATATTTAGTAGTGGCAACGTAAGAGTATTTGATCTTGATGGAACAGAATATACGGTACATCAAACACCTTCTACCAGTAAAACCTATTTAAATGTTGCCAGCCCTTTAACAGTAAGAAGCAGTATAAAAACAATTAGTGTTGCAGATTTCACCTTTGTTGTTAATACATCTGTAAAAGCAAAGATGAATGACACTGCCTTAACCACTGGTCCTTTATATTATGACGGCTCATCCTTTGTAAATATCACTAACCAGGCAATAGTCTTTGTTAATCAGGTTTCAGCTAATACTGAATATACGTTAGAGGTTGATGGTCGTAAATGTGTTTTTGATTCTGGTACTTCTAATTTAAAAACTTCTCGTGTTGCAGAAAAACTTAGTGCTGGTCTTACTTCTGATGAAAGTGACGTAACAGAAACAGGAACTGTTTTAACAGCAGGTACAGCTGGTAATACCTTTAATGTTTCACGAAATGGATCAGTGGTAAAAATATTTAAAAATGATAATTCTAATTTTAATATCCAGGTAAGTGATTCTCAAGGTAATTCTCAAATAACTTTGGTAAAAGATTCCATACAAAGATTTACAGACCTACCAACAGTTGCACCTAATGGTTATGTGGTAGAAGTAAAGGGAGATGATCAGACTAATTTTGATAATTACTATGTAAAGTTTGTTACTAACAACACTACAGCAGATGGAACATTAGAAGAAGGGAAATGGGAGGAGACAACAAAGTTAGGTATAGAAAAAAGAGTTGATTATTCAACTATGCCACATGTGTTGATAAGACAGGCAGATGGTGATTTTAGATTTGCTGAAGCCAATGGTAGTGCTTATTCAGCAGCTACTAATACAGGAACTTATAGCCAATCAGGAAGTACAGCAGTAACGGTTACATCTGCTAATCATGGTTTTTCTGTAGGAAATGCAATAACAGTTGATTTTACTTCTGGTAGTGGCAGTGATGGGGCTTTTACTATTAATGCTGTACCTGATGCTAATACTTTTAGTTTTACAGGTTCTAGTTCTCAAACAACCAGTGGTAACTGTAGATTTGGTCTTACTAATAATTTTACCTTACCTAAGTATGGGGAAAGAACTGTTGGTGATTTAGATTCAGTTCCTGATCCTTCATTTATTGGAAATAATATAAATAATATATTCTTCTTCAGAAACAGATTAGGTTTATTAACTGATGATAATGTAGTGTTATCAAGGGTTTCAGAATTTTTTAACTTCTTTCCAGAAACTGTTATATCTGTAATAGATAGTGATCCTATTGATGTAGCAGCTTCACATACTAAGGTTGCAATTCTTAAACACGCTGTAACTATGGGTGAGGATTTAATCTTATTTAGTGAACAGACGCAGTTTATATTAACCAGTTCATCAGATAGCCTTACTCCAAAAACAGCAAACGTAGTAGTTTCAACAGAGTTTGAATCCAGTGATGATGTAGCCCCTGTCAGTGCTGGAAACAGTATTTACTTTACAACCAAAAGAGGATCTTTTGCTGGTGTAAGAGAATACATATCACAAGAAGATGTAAGGTTAAGAGATGCAGCTAACATAACAATTCATGTACCAAGACTAATACCAAAAAATATATTTAAGATGGCAGTTTCATCTAATGAAGATGTATTGGTTTTATTAGGTACAGATAATCAAAATAAACTCTATGTAAATAGATGGTTATATGGTGGTGATGGCAGAAAGGTACTTAACTCATGGTTTACTTTTACCTTAAATAGTGGTCGTAAAATATTAAATGTAGATTTTGTTGGAACAGATTTATTTGCTGTTATTGAATCAGATACAACAACGATAGAAAAGATACCATTTGAGACAGGTTTCAGAGAAAGTGATTCAGAGTTTGAATTTCACCTAGATCATAAAGTAACTGAAGCAACTACTGGTGTAACTGTAGAATATCCACATACAGATAGTAATGGAAATGTGGTTACTCGTTGGACTGTTCCATATAAGCTGAGAGCTAACATGAATATTATTGGTCGGTATTTAGCTGGAACTGCTGCAACTTATACCACTACAACTTCAAATAATACCGTAACAATTACACAGACAAATCATGGTTTTAATACTAATGATTTAGTAAGGGTTGTAAAAGTAAGTGGCTCTTTAAATACAGGACAGTTTGTTATTACCAAAGTTGATAATAATACTTTTACTTATGCTACGACTACTAATGAAGGAAGTAATACAAACGAAAATTGTACAGTTGGAGAATCAAGTACTTATGTTGATAGCAATTTAACAACCAGAGCTTTAAAACCAGGACAGATCATACAAACAACCAATACTTCTGATGGTTCCACCACAACTATTACAGCCACAGGAGATTATAGAAATAGTAAATTTATTATTGGTGAACCTTATGAAATGCACTATAGGTTTAGTCAACAGAGATTAACAGAAACAACAGGTGGTACTAGACAAACAGAAATAGTCAGTGGTCGTTTACAACTACATCATTTCTATATCAAGTTTGAAGATACAGGTTTCTTTAAAGTAGAAGTCACACCAGAAAATAGAGATACATCAACACATGAATTTACTGGTAATTTATTAGGTGCAGCATCCAGCACGATAGGACAAATTAATTTAGAAACAGGTACATTTAGAGTGCCAATAATGAGTAGAGCAGATAGAGTAGAAATAGATGTAAAGAATAGTACGTTTTTGCCAACACAATTATCCAGTGCTGAATATGAAGCAGTATTCCATTCTAGGAGTAGAAGGGTCTGATGGGATATTTAAGAAAAGCTAATTTAGAAGACCTTAGATATGTAGCTAACAACATGAGAGAAGTAGATAAGTTGGAAGCTTTTTATCAGACAGGACAAGAACCTCTACAGGCAGTTCAGTTCACCTATATTTGCAGCAATGTAAACATGGCAATAGCTGATGATAATGATCAACCTATAGGGCTTTGTGGGGTGGTTTCTGGTGGCATTATATGGATGGTTGCTACAGATAAGTTATTTGAAAATACAAAATATAAGATACAACTAATAAGAAAAGGACGTAAATGGGTAGAAAGCTTGTTGAAAAAATACAAAGTCTTATATAATTTTGTATATGCAGAGAATGATTCTGCTATCAAGTGGTTAAAATCTCTT